TCCCGCCGGAGAATTTTTTGAGACCGCCGCGATGCAATAGGGGGTGGTCTATTTTTGACCCCCTCCCCCATGCATCAAAATAAAGAAAGATAAAAGAAAACTTTTAATCTAAAAAAGATTTATAGTTTTTATTAATTGCTTTCTTATAAATGCCAATGAAATCGTTTGCAATGATCTCATCAATTGCACGCTCGATCTCTTGATTGTTAAGTTCATCACTCAATTGATCAGATGTCCTAGCTATTCTAGCTAAGTAACTGCTTGAGCAATAGCCTTTTTCGTTGTCGAACATAAGCCAATCACTGAATTGCGTAAACGGATTGTATGGATTGTCAATTGTGGTCAACGCGAACTTTGCATTGTTCTCAATTGAGCTATTCTTTTCTTCAATAGTCTCCTGTCTCATCCTCAACCTCCATACTTTATTCTTCATCCGGTCTTAGGTATTTTGCGATTGTGCTTGCTGAAACACCCAGTACCTTTGCAATTTCCGCATTAGTTCTTCCGCTATCCGCGTAAGCCTTTGCTCTACTGATCATTGCTGGTGTCATTTCTTTTCTTGAACGTGGAGTAGCTCTCTCCTTAACTTTGTCCATGTCAGTATTCTCTAATATTTTCTTTAATTTATTATTGTGAATTGCACCAGCTTGTATGGCTTCCCACATCCTATCAGTTATTTCTATGGAGGATCTGGTTGCACCGACTCTAGTTCTAGCCCTATTTATTTCTTGCTGGCTAATCTTTTTAATCTCAGATTTCTTCATATCCGGGTTGGATTGTTTCTTTGCTGAGACCTCCAGTGTAGCCAGTACCTGGGCCTGTCTTTCTCTAGGTTTATTCTTAGTAGCCAGGTCTAGTTGGTTCTCCAGCTCCCTTACTTCATTAGCATATGTCTTTGCAGCTAAACTGTTGTATTCAGAGCCTTTTGTCTCGAATGACAGTTTTCTTGCAGCATTAGCAAGGGCCTTCATATTATTTGCATAGGCCGCATATACCTGTTCCATAGGAGCATTTCTTGATGAGATTAATGTTCTAGCATCATCTGTCTCTGCCATCTTAGTACTAGGTTGCTTACGAACTCTTGTTTCTGTTGTAATCTCGCCAGTACGTTTGTTCTGTTTAATAACAGTGTAAGTGGCTTTAGGATCTTCTTTATAAAGCAAAGCGCCTTCAGGACGATTTGGATCATAATCTGGACGACCTTTGATGTTTACTCGAGGCTGACCTTTTCTCTTGACAACATCCTTTTGAGACTTTGCCATTGAGATAAGAGTCGATGCGCCATAAACTTCATCGCCATTCTCATTCAGATGAGCTTGATACTTGCGCTTCAAACCAGCAATGTCGTTCTGCACTTCACTTGACTTGTAATCAAGCTTATGCTTTTCAGCATCAATTACAACCATTGAATGCCTAACGGCTCTTGCCAGTTCATCATTAGTTGCACCTTTAATTGTCATGTCTGTAATCAGATTTGAAATTCTACCCATTTCATTCTGAGTATTATTCATTACTTTAAACTCGACGCCATGCTTATTGAAATAGTGTTCATTGCCTTTGGCATCAGTATAAGTTTTCTTAGGATCACATCCATAAGTGTCTTTAGGGTCGAATCCTTCAAGACCTTTCAAAGGTGGCGCATTTTTAATACGAGTCTTACTATTTGTTGGAATTACCATGACTGTATCGCCATCAAAGTCTGCTCCAGAAAGTCTTTCTGCAACAGAAGCATTAATGCCAATGGCGTCACGTGAATTCTTACCAATCATCTTCATAGCATCTTTTTGCTTGTTATTAACAGTTAAGATCGGTATTTCAAATAATCCACCATGAGGATAACGAATCAGCGCTACTTGCTCACCATCGTCATAATTCGGAGCATATACTTCATTGTCCTTCATTGATGGAATCGGAAGGATTACCTGGAACTTTTGCCTTGGTAAAGCCGCAGCTGTTAAATGTACTGCTGCAGAATCACAGTCATTAGCAAAGCTATCTAAGTAATACTTCTTAACAGTATTATTCGTAAGACTCTTAATGTCTTCAAGTTCTTGCTGCTTTTCGATAGTTGCTAGGTTCAACTGTCTCTTAGCAAGCTGGAGAGTTTGTTTCGAAAGAAACTGGGCAGAAAGTGTGTCTTTCCATTTGTCCCAGTCTCCTTCATCGGATCTCTTATTAATGAGACCTAACTTTTTGTTTCCATCCTGATCGTAGTATTCATACTGACCTCCTTGATCTTTGTCTTTAATCAAGGAACCGAATGGATTATCCGGATCGTTCTTAATCTTCTTAAGAACATCACGCATATCAGTGCCGACATGTTTATTGGTATTAAATATAACATCGACACCATCAGGGAAACTCTTCTGGTCAATAGCATAAGCGGCCATGCCCTTAATATATCTATCGCCATCAACAAGTATTCTTACCTGAGCGTAGTTCTTTTCACCTAACGAAAGATCTGGAACGTTTCTTCTAAGCTCAATTAATCCATCCTTCTCTTTACCACCATCTTCTGCATATCTAATCATTAAACGACTAGAATCCATAGATTGTGGGTATTCAAATTTCTTCTTAAATTCATCGCCATTATCCTTACTAATGTAATCTTTTACACTATGAATATGACTGTAATCATAGAAGTCTTTGAACTCTGTTCCAGGAACAGCAACTACATTCATAGTTGTCTGCCTAGCACCGGAAGGATCTGTTACATTCGGAATTCTTCCTCCAAATGTGTTATATCCTTCGCCTTCAAGAATATAAACTGCATTATCGAGCTTAGTACGCGTGACATTGAGTTCTTTCTCAACGCCAGGCCCAATATCAATCATCGCTTTAGGATCATCTTTAGCCATCTCTTCAAGGCGCTCTTTCAAAAACTCAGCAGTTTTCTGAGAGGCTTCAATATTTGCCTTGACTGATGGTTTCAGTAACGATCTAACCGATGACTCATTTGGTAAACCCATTTTTCGAGCAATCTCAGAATATCCATATACATGGTTACCGTTTTCATCCAAAGTGTTATATAACGCTTCGGCTCTATTAATCTTGTCCATCTTCTCGAGATTAGATGCAAGAGTAACAGCTTGACGGTATTCTGTAGTGCTCATGTCAAGCATCTTAGCAACAGCTGTTTCACCAGTGAATGTCTTTCCATAATCCGGATTCTTAATCGTTTCACCATTTCTCTCAATGGTTTCACGCATATCGGTATATGGCATTTTTTCTGATCTAAGTTTCTTGACAAAGGAAAGGAAATCTCCAGAATGCTGAAAAGGAGCATCACCGGATCCCCAAGGATATCTTCCTGAACCAGGAGTACCTTTTAAATGGCTAATGCCATAGTGTTCTAGATAATCATCTAATGATGGTTTATCGTTCGGCATACTAATTTACTCCTTCCGCTTTCTTTACATCATCCAAAATCTTGCTGAATCTAATAATCAAATCCATAATCGGAAGAATATCTTCTGGTTTAGGATTGTGATAGATAATCTCGTTACCTTGATAGATTCTTAATTCAATATCAATCTCTCCTGGCTTAAAGCCATATTCTAAACAGAATAAAGCAGTATAAATCAAAAGCTGATCGATCTTGGCAGGAATTTCACCAGTCTTTAAATCATGAATTCGTAATATCATTCGATCGGAACCACGCTGTTTACCAAAATAAATAGCGTCAGCAGTTCCATAGCAGTTAATCGAATAGAATAGAGGAACCTCTGAATCCATTCCATAACCGATAGCATCATTGACAAATGCGTTTAATGCTTTGCTCGATCTCGGAAGTCTCTGACGAAGTTTGATACATGTAGAAGCAAACTCATGTAACTCAGTTCCTCTCTGAGCAGCAAGTTTGTTCTTGAATACAGATATCAATTTTTCATCAGTGTAGTTTAGCCAGTGATAACCGGACGCACTAAGAAATGCATGAGTTCCTTCAAGATTTGAATGCTGATTCCAATTCATTTAAAACACTCTCCTTATTCTCCGGATAAATGAATCTTGAGAAAGACATTTTGTTCATAAGCTTCACCCTATAGTCCTGATTAGGACGATGCGAAGCATGCATAGAACGTTTAACTTCAAGAGCTGCCCAATGCGGTCCATATAATATCAATAGATCTGGTACACCTTGAATAAGCCGTGGGTCTAATTTAAATACCATGCAGCCTTCAAAACGTTTCTTAATTTCTTTAATTAAGTCTTTCTGAAAATTTCTTTCCAAAATATCAATTTTCCTTTTCTTCATAAACGCTCCTCTCCAAAAACGTTTGCGATGCAAAAAGAAAGAGAATCGGTAAATGCCGATGAAACAAACATTCAAAGTCGGCGTTTTATCCTCTTCCCTTCATAACAGGGCATGTTTTTTACGCGAAGCCATTTGCATCGGGACAGAATATCATTAAGAGCAAAAAGAAACGGCCAAAAAGCTAAACAAAATGGACACAAAAATGATCCGTGGACAAAAACACAAAAATTTTTGCATATTATATATATTTTTAATTTTTTTTTCGTATTAATTAAAGAAAAAAAGTGGGTTTTTGTCCAAAAGTGCAAAAAAGCCTTTAAAATAAGGCTTTTTTCGTGGCCAAAAATTTTTCAAAAGTGTCCATTTGGCCACTTTTTTGTCCAAAAAATAGCATTTTTGCCACATTTAAAAATCGCAAAACGCAAAAAACCAGAAAAAAAGTGTCCAATGGCCAAAAAAGTGTCCACAAAAATTGCGTACTTTTATGCTTTTGTGGCTCGCCAGTTCATCCATGATTTTTAATACTTTTCATGCTATTTCTAACTAAAAAGAAGAGCCCTAGAGAATATCCAGAGCTCTGCCAAGACTACTCAGCAACAGGGAAAAGTTTCTTTTTCCAAGCGCGAATAGTTGATGCATTGACACCAAGACGGCCAGCGATCTGAGAAACAGGAACGTTCTCTTCACACAGAGCCTTAGTGTAGCCCTGCTTGAATGCTCGATCGATCTCTACATGCATCTTTTCTTTTTCTTTGTCTGTCATTGTTTCTTCCTCCTTATAAATATCAAATGACTAACTGTATAGTAAAAGCGACATCGTGTCATCCTGGGTAAAGAGCATCTCGCTTGTTTGCGTGTACTCCCTTACCACGATTTCTCCGGTGTCGCTGCTATAGCATACCAAATATCTTTTAGACATGTCTGTTCTTAAGGCGATAGTCGCATTATAGTAACCGCTTTCCAGATCGCGTGTAATATCAAGTACACTCAAATAGTTCTCGGTTATTGGCTCTTCACATGCAGCTTCCCTTATTTTGTTAATACAGACCAAGACTGTCTCTTTAGCTAATAAGTAAAAGTCGTCATCCTTCATAGAATATCTTCTTCCTTTACATCGGCCATTTCGTCGATCTTCTTAGCTAAATTAGATATACTCTCCTTTTTTGTTTTTCTCCGAGTAAATATCAAGATCACCTTGAGACTGATAAGTAACAAACTCAAAATGATCGCGATCAAACCTGTTCTTTGCGTATTTCTCGTCACTTGTTCTTTCACACTCTCCTTTCTTCAAATACTTACAGGCAGCTCCGCTGCAAGCACCATCAGCTATCTTTCTTTTGGCGTCACAAATATAAAAGAACTTATCAGCCATAGTTATTCAGCTTTATGTTCTTTCTTACGAGATAGCTTAGGTTTCTGTATTACTTTAGTTTTCAGTTCTTCTAAGTCAGTTTTAAGCGAATCAATGCAAGCGTTTTGAAGCTTTGTGATTTCTCTAAGTTCAATTATCTCTGTGTCAAGATCTTGCACGATTGATATTAAGACACTAATCGCTATAACAACCAGAATCACCATTAAGGACATCCATAATATTTCAGTAAACGTCATAGTTAACTCCCCATTTCAAAAAGCATAATCCATTTACGTTTAGACTTCTGCAGCTTGTCTTCCAGCAGCTCCCATTCTTCAACCGGGCAATTAAAGACTTTGATCCAGTAATTAGCTTTCTTATCTTCGTAGACAGTCCACCAATACTTTGCATCGTTGTCTTGGTCAATGCCAAGCTCGTGTAAATATAAATGGACCTCATCTTTACGAGTCTTAGTCGCTCTACTTCTTTTCGGACCAAGCTTGATAGAGAATGTCTGCGTAACTTTTTTAGTCAGCATTGCTTGTCCTTTCTTCAGGCATGATCTGTACTTTAATTGAATTATCATTGTAGTAAGTTTCGAAAATGGCTTTGACATAGATCATGGCATCTTCCAAAGGCATATTATCTGCTGTCAGATGTCCATTAACATAAACCTTGTATTTGTTTTCTATCATTAGATTTCTCCTTTCTGATTCGGTGGAATTGTACAGTGGAGACCACAGAATCCTCGATGTCTCTTCACTCATGCTCATTCTGTTTTCCTTTTAGCATCTGCACAGAACCAATTTTCATCACGATGTACTGCGAACTCACCAATCGTGCAGACGGACGGCTTATATCTCTTGTCATCCGTATAGCCATCTTTTCCACTCTTCATTTCCCAAATCTCGTAATACTTGCAATCTTTACATCTGATTATTTCTTTGCTCATTCT